AATGATTATATCTACCATAATGGTGATACAAACACTTATATGCAGTTCCATGCAGGTGACCAATGGAGAGTTGTAACTGGTGGTTCTGAAAGATTGGAGGTAAACAATTCTCAAATCTATATGACTCGGGAATTAAGAGTTACACAAGATATTGTGGCATTCTACTCCGATGAAAGATTGAAAGAAAAGACTGGTAAGATTGAAAATCCATTAGATAAGATTTCTAAGTTAGATGCATTCTACTATGTAAACAATGATTTAGCAAAATCGGTTGGATATGAAGATGATAAACAACAAATAGGTTTATCAGCTCAGCAAGTAAAAGAAGTAATGCCTGAGGTTGTTCATTCAGCACCATTCGATACTGATTTTGATGAGGATGGTAATATGTTCTCTACATCTGGTGAAGATTACTTAACTCTTAAATACGATAGATTAGTTCCATTATTAGTTGAAGGTATTAAAGAACAAACTGAAATTGTGAAAGCTCAACAAAAAGAGATTGATGAATTGAAGGAAATGGTAAAACTTTTACTAAATAAATAAAAAAATCACTTATGAATATAACCAATTTACTCTTTTGGGTTTTTTGGTTATATTTATAGTTGTATTTGGTATAAAATCAAAATAAACTTATTGGAGAAATAAATAATATGGCAGAAAGAATTGTATCACCTGGAGTATTCACAAGAGAAAACGATTTATCGTTCTTGGCTCAAGGTATCGGAGAAATTGGAGCAGCATTCGTAGGACCTTTCAAACAAGGACCTGCATTCGTTCCCACAGTAATTAGAACTCAATCGGAATTTGAGGATAAATTTGGTAAACCTGATGGAACTTACTATACAGAATATGCAGTACAAAACTATCTTAGAGAAGCTGGTACTGTAACAGTTGTAAGAGTAATGAATGAAGGTGGATATACACAAACAGCACCTATTGGTATAGCAGTATCTGGTTCTACTGGATATAAATTAGTAACAACTATTCATTCAACCAATGTTGGTCATGCTGATGTTGGGTTTGATGGATTTACCATCACAGACCCCGATAACAATGCATCTGGTTCGTTTTTGGTTAGTGGAAGTGGTATCGGATACGTATCCGCATCAATCAAACCATCGGATACTAATGATGTAAGTGATGTATTTGGTGAATCACCATTTGGTTCAAAAGATGGATATGTTTATTCTTACTTTGAGAATGTAGCATCTCAATCAGTAGCTGACCACGACGAAAGTAATGGTTGGGGATTGGATGTATCCGCAGTAGCATTATCAGACCAAGTATTTGGTGAAGCATCAGTAGCATCTACACCATTTGTAAAATCACAATTGATTTCTGGTTTAAGAAGTGAATTATTTAAGTTCCATACTTTAGGGCATGGTACTAATGAAAATAAAAGATTTAAAGTTTCTATCTCAAACGTAAAAGCAGCTGGTGAAGATGGTTCAACTGATTATTCAACATTCTCAGTAACTATTAGAGCATTTGCCGATACTGATAAGAGAAAAGTTGTTTTAGAATCATTTAACAATGTAAACTTAGACCCATCATCACCTAATTTTATCGCAAGAAGAATTGGTGATATGTATAGAACAATCGATTCTAATGGTAAAGTTACTGATAATGGTGATTGGTTAAATAACTCTAAATACATAAGAGTAGAAGTTAAACCAGATGGTTCATACCCTGTTTCAGCCGCACCATTTGCACATGAAGCATACACAAACCCAATTTTTGTTGGACTTGGTGGTCCTGAAACTTTAGTACCTGCAGTTGTTTATCAAACAAACGCATCAGATAATACTGCTGGTTCATCGGCAAAATATTCTGGTTTCGATTTTGAAACAATTGGTGTTAAAGGTGATAACGTTCATTATTTGAACGCAATCCCAGCATTAGCTGAAACTGGTTCAAACGTAGATTTCGGATTTGATTCTCAACTATCTTATGTAATGAGTGGTTCAGATTCATCTGATATGGTTAAGAGACAGTTTACTTTAGGATTCCAAGGTGGATTTAGTGGACAATCACCAGCAACTTCAATTAACTTAGGAAGTTCAATCGATGTTTCAAACACACAAGGATTTGATTGTTCATCAGCAACATCATCTGGTTCAGTAGCATATGTTAAAGCATTGAACGCAATTTCTAACGTAGATGAATATGATATCAATATGTTGGTAACTCCGGGTATTATCAGAGAATATCACCCATCAGTAACCACTAAAGCAATTGATGTTGTAGAAGCTCGTTCAGATGCATTTTACATCGCTGATTTCAATAGAGTAGATGCAACAATCTCTGACGCAACTACTCAATCAACCGCAGTAGATACAAACTACGCAGCATCTTACTACCCTTGGGTTAAGACGGTTGATACTAACACTAACAAACTAATTTCAGTTCCACCATCAGTATTGATGCCGGCTGTATTCGCAGCAAATGACGCTATCGGAGCAGAATGGTTCGCACCTGCTGGTTTGAATAGAGGTGGTATTGTAGGAGCAGTTAGTGTATTGAATAGATTGACACATTCTGAAAGAGATACTTTATACGAAAACAAAGTAAACCCAATCGCAGCTTTCCCTGGACAAGGTATTGTGGCATTTGGACAGAAAACGTTGCAAGATAAAGCATCAGCATTGGATAGAATCAACGTAAGAAGATTACTAATCACTGTTAAAAAGTTTGTGGCATCTACTTCTAGATTCTTAGTGTTTGAACAAAATACCGCTCAGACAAGAGGAAGATTCATCAATACTGTACAACCTTACTTAGAAGGTATCCAACAAAGACAAGGATTGTACGCATTTAAAGTAGTAATGGATGAATCTAACAACGGACCTGATGTAGTTGATAGAAACATACTTGCTGGACAAATATTCTTACAACCGGCTAAGACAGCTGAATTCATTGTAATTGATTTCAACATCTTACCAACTGGAGCAGCTTTTTCAGCATAAACTAAAAATAATAATAACTAATATTTATTAGTATAAAAGGAGAAAAATAAAAAAATGGCAGAAGTATTAGAATTTAACGAAATGATGTTCACAAACTTCGAACCGAAGATGAAGAATCGTTTTATAATGGAGATTGATGGAATTCAATCATACCTTATAAAGACAGCGGCTCGACCATCTATCAACTTCGAAACTGTGAAATTAGACCATATCAATACTTACCGCAAATTGCAAGGTAAGGGTGAGTGGCAAGATATAACAATCTCATTATATGACCCAATTGTACCTTCAGGTGCACAACAAGTTATGGAATGGGTACGTTTAGGATATGAATCATTAACTGGTAGAAAAGGTTACGCCGATTTCTACAAAAAAGATATTGATTTCTATATGTTAGGGCCTGTTGGTGATAAGATAGAGCAGTGGAAGTTGAAAGGTGCATTTATTGCATCGGCAAACTTCAATGATTTAGATTTCTCCTCTAATGATGCCGCTGATATCGAATTAACGTTATCGTATGATTACGCTATATTAGAATTCTAAAATATAACACATATTTTAATAATAGAAAAGGTTCTCTTAGTGAGAACCTTTTTTTTTATCTTTTTTTTAAAGTTATATATTTATATATAAACAAATAAAGGTTTAATATGAGTGATACTAAATATGAATTTCCAACAGAAATTATTGACTTACCTTCAAAGGGGTTAGTTTACCCAGAAGGACACCCTCTGAGAAAAGGTAATGTTGAAATCAAATATATGACTGCAAGAGAAGAAGATATCTTAGCTTCCCAATCTTTAATAAAGAAAGGTGTGGTTTTAGATAAATTATTCGAATCAGTTGTAGTAGAGAAGGGTGTTAATATTAATGATATATTTATTGGAGATAAAAACGCAATTCTTTTAGCAACGAGAGTAATGGGATATGGTGCAGATTATCAAGTAGAAGTAACCGACCCATTTACATTAGAACCTCAATCAGTTACTGTTGATTTGAGTAAAGTAAAAACAAAGGATTTTAATGAAGATTTATTAAATGGTGAAAACCTTTATAAATTTAAATTACCAAAAAGTGGTAAAGAGTTAGAATTTAAATTACTTACACATGGTGATGAAGCTGAAATTACAAAAGAATTACAATCATTAGAGAGATTATATAAAGGAAAGGGTGAGAAATCATTTGATGTAACCACTCGATTAAAATATATGATACAATCGGTAGATGGTAACGCTGATAGAGGATATATAACAAAATGGGTTCAGAATGAATTTCTTGCGTTAGATACAAAATCATTTAGAAAATACGTTAGAGAACTGAGTCCTGATATGGATTTAAAATTCGAGTTCACCTCTGAGGTGACTGGTGAGCAGGAGGCACTTGATATTCCCTTTGGGATTTCATTTTTTTACCCTTCCGAATAACTATACTCAAATTCTTCATAACCAAATATGGGAACTTATCCAATTTGGTAACGGATTTACTTGGAAAGATGTGTATTTCATGCCAATTCAATGGAGGAAGTTTTACTTTAACAAATTAATAGAGTTAAAGAAAAAAGAAGCTGAAGAACATAAAAAAGCTGAAAGGCAATCAAAGGTAAGGGTTAGAAAATAATCCTTACTTTTTTTTTATCCAATATTTATAGAAGTACATACAACAATATTCATATGAAAAAAGAAAAAGTAAACGAAGGTCTGTTTTCAGCATCAAAACGATTCTCAGATGCATTCTTTGATGGTTTATCAAAAAACGCATCTGATAGAATGTTAGCAAAAGCTAAAAAAGCTGGAGTTCCAAAAGAATTAACCGATGTGATGGCTAAGATTCAACAAGATAAGGATGAATTAGATGATATCTTAGCTAGAATAGCTAAAAAATAATAAAACCTTATGGCTGACGATTTAAGAGGTAGATTGGAAATCTTAAAGGAGATTAAAAAAGCTGAAGCTGATATTAATGCGGCTAAGCAATCTACTGTCAAAACTCAGTTAGAAATCAACAAATTTGTTGATGAGCAAAAAGCTAAAGTAGTAGAATTAGGTAGGGAGTTAAAGCAAGCTAACTTAGAAAGACTCAAAGGATTTGCAACCGAAGAATCATCTTTAAAATCAATGGGTTCTATCTATGATGATTTAGTTAACAAAGATAGAGAAAGATTAATAGCTCAGGTTAAAGCAAACAACTTAACTGCTCCTCAAGAAGCAGCAATGAGTAAAATAGCCTCAATCAATAAAGATTTAGCTCAACTTGGTAGAGATGATGTTTTACAAAAAGCCGCATTAACGGCTGAATATGATAAACACATTGGTGAGTTGGGTAGTATTTCTTCCGAAAATCAACATATTGTTGATAATTTAACTCAACAAAATGATTTAGCAAACACTCAAAATAAACTTACTACCAAACAAAAAGATTTCTTACAAAAGCAAAGAAATGTATATGATGGTATAAAAGATACTATTGGGGGTATATTAGAAACCGCATCATTACTTACATCAACTATTGGTGGGGTATTGGGTGGTGCACTTATTGGTGCTGGTTATGCTGGTAAAAAATTATTACACACTGCGCAAGAACTCGGTGGTTCATTATTATCAACCTCTAATATATCAACTACATTATTTGGTACTGTATTTAAAGATGCAGTTGGAACCACTAAAAATTTATCAAAAGAATTTGGTGGATTAAATGATGTATCATTAAAAACCCAGCTTAATACCAATGTAATGGCTGAGAATATGGGTATAAGTACAGTTGAAGCGGCTGGATTATATGGACAATTCTCACGTTTAAATGATGGTTCTACTGCAGTAGCAGAAAATTTAATTCAATCATCAAAAGAATTAGCAATACAAAACGGATTAGTACCTGCTGATGTAATGGCTGATTTAGCTGGCTCTACTGAAGAATTTGCATTGTTTGGTAAAGATGGTGGTAAGAATATAGCTGAAGCAGCAATTGCTGCTGGTAAGTTAGGTGTTAATATGAAAACCCTTAGTGGTGTTGCTGATAATCTATTAGATTTTGAATCATCAATTAACGCTGAATTGGAATTAGGTGCAATGTTAGGTAAAAATATCAACTTAGATAGAGCCAGAGCATTAGCATATGAAGGTGATATAGGTGGTATGGTTAGGGAAACATTATCATCATTGGGTGGTATTGAAGAATTCAACAAAATGGATTACTTCTCTAAAAAGAAAACTGCTGAATTATTAGGTGTATCTGTTGCTGAATTCGAAAAGATGGCAACAAATGCTGATAAATTGAACAAAGATGGTTCAATCCAGCTATCAACGTATGACCAAACTTTAGAAACTTTAAAAGCATTTGGTTCACCAATTCTTACTGGAGTTCAATCACTTGGTAGTATGGCTGTTGCTGCTGGGCAAATGGGATTCAACTTAAAAGATGGTTTAACATCTATGAAGGGTATGACCGGAATTGGTGGTAAGTTAAAAGGATTCTTAGGTGGAATGTTTGGAAAAGGTAAAGATATGGTTAAATCCAAAGGTGGAACTAAATCTTTAGATAGTGGTAAATCATTAAGTAGTAAAACAAATCCAGCCAGTAAAGGTGGGATGATGGATTCTATTGGTAAGATTGATATGAAAAAAGTATTACAAGGTGCAGCAGCAATGGTAATCGTAGCTGGTGCGGTATTCATATTTGGAAAAGCAGTACAAGAATTTATGAAAGTTAGTTGGGAAGCAGTTGGAATGGCTGTGGTATCAATGTTAGCTTTAGTTGGGGCAGTTGCTCTATTAGGTGCTATTATGATGAGTGGTGTAGGTGCTGTGGCTATTTTAGCTGGAGCAGCGGCAATGTTAGTTGTTGCATCAGCAGTGTTAGTATTAGGAATTGGATTACAAGCAATTGGAACTGGTTTTGAAATGTTAGGAGCTGGGATATCATCATTAACTCCTAATTTATTAGCAGTTGGTACATCTATATTAGGTATGGTTACATTACTACCAATGATTGGATTATTATCATTAGGATTAATTGCTCTTGCTGGTTCGTTAGCTTATTTAGCACTATTCGGAACAGCAGCACTACCTGTTCTTATGGGAATCGGAGTAGCAATGATGATGGCTGGTTTAGGTGTTACTATGTTAGGTAATGGATTATCATTAGTAGGTACAGGTTTAAAAACTATAAGTGATTCTGCATCTGGTATAGGTGATACTATTTCTGGTGTAGGTACTGTAATTGGAAACATTGTAACATTTATAGGACCAATTATGGCATTATCGTTAGCACTAACCGCACTTGCGGCATCGTTGATGTTAGTTAGTGTAGCTGGTATCACTGCTTTACCTGGTCTACTTGCGATAGGAGCAATAGGAGCAATAGCTGTTGGTATTAATGGATTGTTTGGTGGAGATGAATCTGATAAAACTGTTACTTCTCAAAATGGAGAAAGTACTGAAGGTAGTTTGTTAGCAGAAATTAAAGGATTGCGTGAGGACCTTATCTCTGGTAAGGTTGGTGTTTATATGGACGGGGCCAAAGTAACAGCCGCTATATCAAAAGTGGTAGATAAGGTGGGAAGTAATTCTTACGCAATATAAAATAAGATTATGCCAACATTATTAGAATTATTTAAAAATAAACAACTAACATCTCAGGGAGGAAAAACCGCTGAGGAGGCTTATGATATCCAAAACTCAAAGGATATCCGTATTTCAACATCTGACCCCTTAGTAAATAATACTGGATTTGCGGCAGCAAGATTATTAAGAAAAACATTAGGTGTAAGGGGAAGTGAAACTCTCTTAGAAGAAGAGGTAGTAGGTGTACGAATCATACGAGGATTATCAATCCCAGTTATATATGGTTCAGATTTACCAAGACTTACATTAAGAACAACACCATTATTAGATGTAATGAAAGCTGGTGCTAATGGTACTGAGGGTGATGGTGGTTTAATTGGTGGAGCAATAGCTGATGCTAGAAATTTTGTAAATGATAAGTTAGGAATCCCATCAAATATAATCCCAACAAAAGTAGTTGGTGATGATAGGATATCATCTAAAGGTGAAACTCAAAATCGAATGATTGATTTAGCGGATATCCGTAAATCTGGTGAAGGTTCTCTATTGGGTAAATTCTTAAAAGATGGTGGTGGTGGAAACCTAAAAACTATTGGAAAGCAAGCAATTGGTGGAGCAATCAACTTAGTAAAAGATAAGATTAGAGGTAAATTATTTGGAGAACGTTCAACAACTGGATTCAACAGCGCTGGCTCTAATGAAGATGGTTCAAATATAAACGTAAACTATGGTAGTTTAGATAGTGAAGTTGGTGTAACAATTAAAACCGACTCTAAAACTGGTGTAAGAGATGTAGGTGGTTTGATGTATTCAAAAACATTTAACCTAACATTCAGAGATGATGATGAGCCTGGTAAATTAAACTTCATAGATTCAACTGAAGAAGGTGGATTAGCATCTAAAACCCCACAAATAGTACTAAGTAAATTTAACTTACCATCATATGATGGGTTAAAGGCCGGAGATGATATCCCACTATATAGTACGTTGTATAACACCATCCCACGAAAAACGATTGAGGATGCCGCTTATAGAGATGGTACTCTTAGAGGGACTGAAAAGACTGGGTTTAAAACAATCAAAGAAGCAATTGATGAGGGTGAAGAAAATAGTGCTATTTTTGGTGAAAATGGAACACAAAAGTTTCCTGATAAGTTAGAATTAACAATTGATAGGAATAGAATATCACCTGAATTTGACAGAGATGGTAAATCATTAGTTAGTAAATATAAAATTGATAGTAAAACAGATGGTGTTAATGAATTAAAAGTTGGGGACGAAAAGGATTATTTAGATTTTGCACCATTGAAATTTTATTCAATTGCAAATAAAAAAACAGTACAATTTAGAGCAACTATAAGTGGATTAAGTGAAACCTTATCTCCATCTTGGGATTCTGCTAAATTTATGGGAGCACCATTTCAATATTATACATATGGTGGTGTAGAACGTAGTGTAACTTTTAATTTTAAGGTATTTGCATTAAATGCAGAAGAACATAAGGCTGGTTGGGATAAATTGAATTTTTTAACTGGATTGGTATATCCACAAGGTTATGATGCGGGTTCAACCGCTATGACAGCTCCTTTTATTAAATTTACATTGGGTGATTTGTATAAAAATAAAGAATCATTTATAGAATCGTTATCATATACATTCGATGATTCTACTCCTTGGGATATTGATGAAATAAATTACAAATTACCAATGATAACTGATGTAGCAGTTACTATTAAATTTTTACAAAGTAGAAAAAGTACGTCTGGTAATAAATTCTATTCATTCACACCAACAACATAAATATAATGGCGAGTAGATATAAAAATAACGAAGAAAAAAACACCAATGATGGTAGACGTGTATATCGTTCAAAGATATACCCTCAGATACCATTAAGAGATGATGATAAGTATGTAGCAACTGAAACTGGTGATAGATTAGATACACTTGCTTATCAATATTACAATGATTCATCGCTTTGGTGGATTATTGCATCTGCTAATAATATACATAATGCACCATTGGGGTTAGTTGATGGGACAATACTAAGAATACCTCAAAATTATATACAAATAAACAATGAGTTCATAAACTATAATTAAAAACAAGTTATGTCAGCATTTCCAAATTTTTCAAACTTTAAAAAGCACGTAAAAACTGAGTTATCGAATAGAGTTGATAGCACATTAAAGGTATCTCAACTAAATTGTTGGACAAAGATAACTTCTGGTGTAGGTATGGCAATGGTATCTAATCCAAATTATAGTTTATTTAAGGCAGCTGGTAGTGAAAGTGGAATTTATGGGGATAGTACATCTTCTGGTACAATTGGAACTACATGGGATGGTACGGCAATTTCAGAAACATCGGGTCAAGGATTTAGACCTTCTCCGGTAGTTTCATCTATGGAAATTGATGAGGGTTCTGGTACTTTATCTAGAAAAGCTTCTTTCAGTATAACTGCGTTTACACGTGAACAAATGGAAACTATTACTGAATATTATTTAGAACCCGGATATTCTATATTTTTAGAATGGGGGTGGAATACCCCATCCGGAGTAGGTGGAGTGGTGAAATCAACCGCCAATGAAATAGCAAAATTTCAATCATCATATGTACGTGATGAAAAAAGAAAAGATAGTAGTGGACACTATGATAACTACTTAGGATATATTACAGGTGGAGGTGTTTCAATTGATGGTGATAAGTGGGTTATTAATGTTAAATGTACGGGTTATACAGAATTACCTGCATACTTACTAACATCTGAGACTGGTAATCAACAAGAAGGTAAAGATGCAAAGATTAATTCAGCTTCTTTATTTGGAACTGGTTGGATAGCAAAATCAGGAGCAAAATTAGGAGAAAAACGTTGGATGACGGTATTTAATGCACTACCAAAAAACAGACAAACTGTTGCTGTTAAATCGTTATATACAAAACCCGGTTTTAATGAAATAACAAGTTTTTATAGTTATATAAACTTTGATGAAGAAGTTTCAGAAAAAATAAATGAAAACACTGCACATGATGATTTCTGGGATTTTGGTAAGGGTAGTGTTGAAGTAGATGGTGAAAAAGTTGATTTAGAAAAGGGTACAAAGATTATAGCCAATGATAGATTTATTAGGTTTTCAACTTTAATGATAATACTTAATGAAATTGGTGTCGATGGTTATCAATTGGGTGGCGAGGACGCAAATGTAGTTAAATTTGAAGTACAAACAAAATACACAACCTGTTCAGCGTTTCCAAAAATATTTAGTATGGATGGGGGACGTTTGTTTATACCAAATCCAAAAGCACCTAAACTAAGTTTAAATAAAATAACTGAAGATTCAACATTGGAATCACTAACTAATGATACTTACGATGCTTCAATGGGATTTTCAAAATTCCCTCAAAAAGATGGTAAAACATTATCATCAGTTGAGGCAGGGTTTGGTAATCCGGTAACTTTGAAAGCTGGTGAGTGGGGATATCTAAATGATTTATATGTTAATTTTGATTTTGCAAAAAGTATAATAGAAACTCCAAACTTTTTTATTAAAGATGCATTATATCAAATATTAAATGGTATTTCATCCGCAGTAAATGGTATGTGGGATTTTCAAATTTTAGAATCTCCTACTAAAGATAAAAAATCAACTGAGTTAAGGGTATTTGAAATGAATTCAATTGCACCGGGTAAACCTACAACACCCTATGAATTTAATTTAATTGGAAGTGATTCGGTATTCATCGATTCTTCACTTGATTTAGATATTAGTGGTGCTAAGATGAATCAAATAATTGGACAGAGGTTATCTAAAAGTGAGAAAACTGAAGGTGCTAAGTTAAATGGAAATGCTTCAAGATTACCTGGAAATCTATTTTCATCAAAACCGGATAAATTACAAGTGGAGATAAAAAAGAAAGAAATCCCACCTAAAGATACGGATACTAAAGATAAGGATGATAAAGAGGCAGCTAAAGAGCAGATGTTAAATATAATATTAGGTAAAGCTAAGTTCTATCCAAATCCTAAATATGAGGAAAGTGATGACCTGAAAGGTGATTTATTTGGTTATTGTGTACTTGGTGCATTTAATGATAGTTCATTATTTTCGTTATTGAAGCATAATATGGATGAAGAGGCATCAAAAAAATCAACTCCATCACCATTAATGCCAATAAACTTTTCATTTAGTATACATGGTGTTAGTGGAATTAGACGAGGTGATATGTTTAGAGTAAATGGAATACCATCAATGTATCGAAATGGATTCTTTCAGGTATTATCTGTAAAGCACATAATTGATGGGACAACATGGAAAACCGAAGTAACAGGAGGATATAGAAATTCGTAATATGAAAATAGATAGATATAAAAATATTTCTAATTTAGGAAGTGAATATAAAAAATTAAAAACATTTTCACATATTCCAAAGCCTAACAATAAAGATTATTTAATAGGATATATTGTACGTTACTTTTTACAAAAATCAAATGATATCAACAGCCCAATATTTGAAATAAATGTTAATTCACTTACTAAGTATGTTAATAATCCATTTTATAAAACTACATCTTTGGATTGGAGAATAAATGGTAAATCCGATGAGATTAAAAAATCAAACGCAGCTTCTATAAAACTAGCATCCGCTGATATTCCTAAGATTGGATTATATTTACCAAACCTATTACAATTTCACAAAAAATAATTTTGTAAATCAAAATATTTTTCGTATATTTGTTCTCAAACTCACAAATAGATGAAAGTTACAATAGTTGTAAGAACATTTCAAAGACCTGAATTCTTAAAACAGGCATTATCCTCTATTCAATTACAAACTTATGATAATTGGGAAGTTATTCTATTCGATGATAGTGGTTCTAATGAAAATCTTAAAATATATAACACTTTCAAAACTAACAACCCCACAAAACGTATAGTTTACATCACATCAGCAACTCCTTATGATATGTTTAAGGATTCTTGGACTATTTCACCTAAGTTATCAAAGGGAGAATTGATAGTAAGGTTAGATGATGATGATTTATTGGTTGAAAACTCAATAGAGTATATAGTTAATACCTACACAACGAACCCATCATTGGATTTCAGCTATGGTTCAGCTACATTCTTTGAAAATGATGAACTACGAAGTAAGATAACCACACAAACTCCAATAGAAGCACCAAAGACAGTTGATATATGGGAAGGTTATCTTTATGACCACCCATATAACCTACCTTGGAGGTTCAAACATAACCATTTTGATGAACCACAATACCATAGTTCAATAATTCATTGTTCTAAGGCTAATCATATGTGTGTATATCATACATATGTAATGAGAGTATCATCTATATTGAAAGTTATTGATAAATTGGAGGTAACATCCAACTTTGTGGATGATTTAGAAGCAATGGGTATATTGGATTATTTAGGTTTATCACATACTTCGATAAAAAAGACATTAACTTACGCTAGGATACATAGTGATGGTAGAGTAACTGATAAAGAGGGTAATGGTGAAGATACACTATGGAATAACATACTTAGAATCAGAGATGATGTGGAACATTATAGAACTGATGGATTCCAATCCAATATTTATCCAAATTCAATAGAAGGAGATATCAACGATACAGTTGATGATTCCCATAGGCAAAAATTTAGTGAATATCTTAGTAAAGTAAAAAATACTTCAAAAACATTGGGATAATCCAAATATTATTCGTATATTTGTAAAATGGTTATAGTTGAATCGCAGAGTGAAGTAAATGAGTTCCTACAAATGTGGGAAACAACTCCATCTACAATAATTCCCATTTGGAATGATTTAGAGAAGCACCCATTGAATAATGAGCTATCATTATTATTCGTAAGGATGGGAAATACTGACTTTATCCTTATATATAATCATATTGATGGAACCCCTCATAATTTAGACCTTTCTACCTCCGAACAACCAAAATGGGTATGGAATAAGAAAGGTTTACTACAAATGGATACTAACATCCAAAACTTATTTGATATATCTACACATACGTTCTTTGATGAGAACATATTATTAGAATTAAAAAACGAAGAGAAGCAATTCATCAACCATTATAGTAGAATGGGGATTAGAGAAAACTTAGGTAAGATAGCACCTTTAATGAAATGGGGTGAACACCTTAAATCATTTGTAGATTCCCTTACATTACCTACTCCAACCCCTTCTTGGATGAATAACGATGTGATTCCCCTTCTCTCAGATATAGAACGTTTTGGGGTTCGGGTCGATGAGGAAAAATTTCTTGATAGATGGCCTCAAGCCACCAAACACTTAAAAGATACAACCTTATATACCGAATACAACCCATACACCATTACCTCCCGTCCCTCCAACCGATTTGGTGGTATCAACTTTTCGGCTCTAAACAAAAAGGATGGAACGAGAGATGTGTTTGTACCAAAAAAGAATAGTATATTTCTACAAATGGATTATGATGCATACCACCCAAGAATCATTGGTAAGTTGATTAATTACGAATTACCAAAAACATCGGTTCACCAATGGTTAGCGGACCAATACGGAGTTCCTTATGATGAATCCAAAGGAATCACCTTCCAACTCCTTTATGGTGGTATACCTGAGGAGTTTGATGAAATACCTTATTATAAGGGTGTTAGAGAGTTTATTGAGAAATTATGGAGTAGGAGTAGTGAAGTGGGATATCTTCAAACACAACATAGGAAAATCCCTCTGAGTAGTATAGAAGGGGTGAATCCGCAGAAGTTATTTAATTATTTACTCCAAGCGACTGAAACTGAGTTGAATATGGGTATAATGAAGAAAGTTGTGGAGTTTATTAAACAAACGAAAATTGAACTTACTCTTTATACGTATGATTCATTTTTATTTAGTTATCCATTAGATACTCCAAAAGAAGATGCAAAAAAATTAAAAGAAATAATAGAATCCTTTGGATTTCCTATTAAAGCTGATTGGGGAACCGATTATGGAAAACTTTAATATTTATAGGATATAGGGATTGAAAACACCACATTATGAATAAAATTGAATTTATTGAAGAGTTATTATCAGAGTTATCGTATCGTTCAGATGAAGGATATCCTATATTAACTAAATCTACTCATATTACCCTCATATCTGAAATATTGGATGAGTGGGGATTGACTGAAATAAAAAACACACTAATTGAAAATCTATTAGAAGCTGGTGAACAAACCTTAGACCCAAAGGAGAAAGAAAAAGCTAAACAAATGGGTTTAGTTTGGAAAGGTAAAGGTTGGGGTAAAGAAGAAGATGATTTTGTATCTTATAATGTTGAGAATGGTAAGTTAGTTAAAGTTGATAGAGATGATAATGATGGTGAAGCAGGTCCAAATATATTTTCAAAAGATTCGAATTATACTGCACCTGATTTAGAAAACGATAGTAATGGTGATAGTGGTACATCTGATTCGGATAAAACTAATGTTTCGGAGAATGACCAAAAAACTATTGATGGATTTAAAACCAGAGTTGAAAAATCATCTATGAGTGCTGAAGCTAAAGTTGAAGCAAATCAGATTATAGATAAATTGTCTGTAATGTTTGATAGTTCAAAATCAAAAGAAGAAATAGTAAATACGTTATCTGAGCTTAATATATCGGTATCATCTAATAGAAAAAAATTATATTTAGATGATATGCGAAAGCATGGTGGTGGCTTATACAAAATATTAGGAGATGGGACAAAGGGTGCAATATCTGCCATCAATAAAATTTCGGAATTTATGGAGTTACCGGAAGATGATAATAAAATGTCAATTGAAATTGAGGCCGCTGCTAAACCTGATTTAGGTTCACAAAACATACGTTCTGTATTTAAGAAAACTTCAAAAGGGTTTACTGAAGAGATAGATGATGTTAATGTTGAGAAATTATTTAAAACTCCACCATTAGATAGAATTGATACTACTAAATTTAAAAGTGTCTTTGGACCTACTGATGATAATGGTAACTTATTAACACCATCATCACAACATTCAAAAGAATACTTAAAGTTTTCAATAGATAATAATATTTCAGTTGATAATACTATTAACGTATTAGAAAAATATGCAGCTGAAGGTAAGATTTCAGAAGATTTAGCAAATTCAGTAAAAGCTCATAAACAACGAATGAGTGATGTATTGAGTAATATGGAGATACCATCACAAGAAGCTTCGGATGCGGTTGATTTATCATATGCTAAAATGTTTGATGAGTTAATGAAACAAAATCAAGACCTTGCATCTCGTATGTTAAAGCAATTTGCGGAAATGAGATTATATGATTCTGAAATTGCTAAAGGTGATGAAGCTTATCTACCTGGTGATGGCTCATTCCCTGCTGGTGATAAGTTGGTATTCCAAAATGGTGAAGGTGGAACTGAGATGGTATCATTCGTTTCTGTTAAATATGGAAAAAATGGTGATGTGTATGGATGTCCAGCTAACTCAAAGGCATTACAAACATTACACCCTGATAAAACCAAAAGAGAAAGACAGGGTCAATACATTGGAGAAGGTGGATATACATTAGCAGTTAATGATGAATTAATATCGGATGTAAAAACCACCAAAACATCAATAAAATCAATGATTGATGAAATGGGTGATGTTCAAGGTATATTTGATGATACTGAGCTTGATGTTATTTCTGATGTTGTGTATAAAACAAAAGAAAGAGCAAACCAACTTAAATCTCAGTATGAGAAAGATGGTAAAATGGATAAAGTAGGTTGGTCTAAATTACAAAAAGATATTTTAAAAGACCCTACTATGGTTCAACTAAACTCTAAACTAAAGGAGGTTGTTTCTGTTGAAAAATTCTCTAAACTTATAGGTTCTAGGAATGGTAGAGTTGCTAGTAAATATGATTTTGGTGCTGCACATTTTATAAGTGGATTATCATTGGCTAATCAAATTGTAACATCTAATGGATATGAGGGTGTAACTCATAATAAGCAATACTATGATAATGGTACTTTAAAAAATACAACTGTAGCTGGTACTACTGATAGAGATGAGTGGTACATTAACTTTAGAATGTACAGAACAGCCGGACGAAGTGGTGGTGGTGCACAAGTTTCATATATTGGACCTGAACTAAAAGAAAAGTTCGGTGATTCTCAATTTGGTGAAATTAAATAATATAAAATAATCACTTCTTTGTGAAAGTGGCTTATATTTATAACCAACAACGGAATTCTCATTATAGAGAAATAGATATATGAAAACACAACTATTGTGTACATTTACGACAAAAGCTGAATTACAACAAATTCTACAAGAAATTAGAGAAACTTATGTAATAGTATATAACTACATCTATGTCTTACAAAATAAGACTAATTTAGATGAATTGTATATTACATATAATATCGATACTCAGTATAAACCAACACATCCATTAAATGATACGATACTAATACATCGTAAAAAAGAATCAAATTCATTATACACAATTAATGCACTAAATCAATTGGTGAGAGAAGAAAATAATGGTGTATTGGATAAAACATTTATAATTGATTGGCAAAAATTTAGAAACTCAATAATACTTACTAATACAGAAGGTACAAAACGTATTCAGACTCGTATCTTTGAGGTTATACAATTTAATCAAAATTAAGAATAATAAAATATGCTACTAAAAATTGGTTCAAGAGGAGAACTCGTAAAAGATGTACAAGAAATCGTTGGTGTTGCAGCTGATGGTATATTTGGTAAAGGTACTGCTGAAGCAGTAAAGAAATGGCAATCTGCAAACGGATTGGGCGCGGATGGTTTAGTTGGTAGAGGAACACTCGCCAAAATGGAATTATTGGATACTGATAATGGTGCTGGTGGAGCAAATCCTGAAGATGCAAAGGGGCTTTATACTAAGAAACCATATACATCATCAAATGGTTTAGAAATCATTGAATACTTTATGCCAGATGATGAATACAAAAAAGGACCAATCAACGCTGAGTGGGTATTCATTCACCACACCGCTGGTTGGCACAACCCATATAATTGTATCAAACAATGGGATGCGGATAAGAATGGTGCAATCGCAACTGAATTCGTAATGGGAGGACCTTCAGTAAAAGGTAACGATGAAAAATATGATGGTGAAGTAGTTCAGGCATTTCCTGCTGGAAACTGGGGTTACCACTTAGGTAAGAATGGTTCACAAAAGATGCATGTAAACTCTATTGGTATGGAGGTATGTAACTTTGGGTATGTAGTAAATGGCAAAACTTATGCTGGTACTTTAGTTGATGAATCACAAATCGTAACTTTGGCTAAACCATTTAGAGGACACTCAACTTGGCACAAATATTCTGATAAACAAATCAAAGCATTAGAACAATGGTTGAAGTTTATCGCTGAAAGAGATAACATTGATATCAGAGCTGGATTACCTACACTAATTAAAGAGAAAGGTGCTGATGCATTTGAATTTAATGAAGATGCATACTATGGTAGAGTAAAAGGTGTTTGGACTCATACCAACACTCGTAAAGATAAATTCGATATGTTCCCTCAGCAAGAGCTGTTGGATATGTTGGTATCATTATAACGTAAAACAAAACAAATTTAAAAAGGGGGAAAGAAATTTCCCTCTTTTGTTGTTTATACCAATTATTTTTCGTATATTTGTATAACAAATGGAGAAAGATACCAAAATACAACCATTCAAAAAGTTTTTCAAATAATGTTTGGTAGTATCAATTTTATTTCGTATATTTGTATAACAAATGGAGAGAGACCCTCTTAAAATTGGGTTTTTTGATATTTATATATGGTGTAGGAAAGACACCAAAATAAAACCATTAAATAATTTAAACACTTAAAATTTTAAAAATTATGGCACTAGATTTGAGCGCAATCAGAGGTAGACTGAACAAACTACAAAACACTGGAAACTCAAAGAGCAACCTTTGGAAACCAACTCCTGGTAAACATCAAGTAAGAATCGTACCTTACCTATTCAACAAAGAAAATCCTTTCATCGAATTGTATTTTCACTACAACATCAACAACAAAACTTATCTTTCACCATCATCATTCGGCCGTCCTGACCCTATCGTAGAGTTCGCTGACAAGTTGAAGCGTATGGGTGATAAAGAAGATTGGAAAGCTGCAAAGAAAATGGAGCCGAAACTTCGTACTTTTGTTCCTGTTCTTGTTCGTGGTGAAGAAGGTGAAGGAATCAAATTTTGGGGATTCGGAAAGACCGTTTACCAAGAAATCTTAGGTTACATTGCTGACCCAGACTATGGTGATATTACCGACCCAACAACTGGTAGAGATATCACTATTGAGTATGTATCAGCAGAAGATGCAGGAACTTCTTATCCTGTAACTACCATTCGTGTTAAACCAGCACAAACTCCTATTACATCTGATGAGGCGCAAGTTAAGCAGTTGTTGGAAGGACAAACCAATATTACTGATATCTATTCAGAGTTATCTTACGATGAATTGAAAGGTGTATTGGAAGGTTGGTTGAATCCATCGGCAGAAGCAGCTGATGAAAGTGTATCTCAACAATCTCTTTCAACACCATCAACTCCACAATCAACTCCATCGGCACCTGCTCCTCAAGCAGCAGCACCGGCGGTAGAAGATAGAAAGAAGTTAGATGATGTTGCTAACGCATTTGATGATTTATTTAACTCATAATTCTAAAACTTAATGGCAAAAAAGACAAAAGAAGATGATTTGGCAAGTTTACTTGCCGAATCTCTTAACAAACAAGCAAAAGACCAAAAGGTAGCATTCTTTTTGGACGGGGGAGATTCCCCTACCGATGTATCTGATTGGGTTTCAACTGGAGCATCAATGCTAGACGTTGCCATTTCGAATAGACCTTATGGTGGATTTCCTGTTGGTAGAATCGCCGAAATTACTGGATTAGAACAATCTGGAAAATCATTAGTATCAGCTCACCTCCTTGCGGAAACGCAGAAAAAGGGAGGTGTAGCTGTACTGATTGATACTGAGAACGCAGTAAGTAGAGAGTTCTTAGAAGTAATTGGAGTAGATGTATCTAAATTACTATATGTAGCAGCTGAAACAGTAGAACAATGTTTCGAATTTACTGAAACCATTATTGAGAAAGTACGAATCGCATCGAAAGATAAGCTCGTAACAATCGTAGTGGATTCAGTTGCAGCAGCATCAACTGAAAAGGAGATGGATGCAGATTATGGTAAAGATGGATACGCAACCGATAAGGCAATCATCATTTCTAAAGCAATGCGTAAAATCACTAACTTAATTGGTAGACAGAAAATCACATTGGTTTTCACAAATCAGTTAAGACAGAAGATGAACGCAATGCCATTCTCTGACCCTTGGACTACCTCTGGTGGTAAAGCAATCGCTTTCCACGCATCGGTTCGTTTGAGATTAAAGGGTATGGGTAGTATTAAGGCTAAGGTAAATGGTACTGATAGAATTGTAGGTATTAAAGTAAGAGCACAGGTTGTTAAAAACCGAATGGGACCACCACTTAGACACGCTGATTTTGAAATAATGTTCGATAGGGGTATCGATAATTATGGAGCATGGTTGGCTGTTATGAAAGAGAATGGTATTCTTAAACAAGGTGGAGCATGGTACACTTATGTTGATACTGAAACTGGTGAGGAACACAAATTCCAAGCTAAAGATTTTCCTGAGTTGTTACAAAACAGCAAAGAGTTGGAAGAGCAGATTTATAACAAAATTTGTGAAGCAACAATCAGAGAATATAAATCAGCAGCTGAAGATTTGGATAACTTAGTAGTAGATGACCAAGTTATCGGAGATTAAAATTAAAAAAACAATAAGTTATGAGCAGATTAAGAGATATGTTAAAAACATCCGCTGAAGCGGATAAGGCAAAAGCACTCCTTACATTGGAGTTGTTGGAAAAACATCCCGCTGGGATTGGTGACCATTCAACTGGTGATTTCTATGAAAATGCAGAATCAGCATTACAAATGTTGATAGATGCAAACGATAGATTAGAGATGATTGATAAGTACTTTGGTGTACACGGTACTTGGACCACAACAACAACAACATAATGAAGAAACTCTACAAAGATATCCTCAACGAAGTGAGTGAGGAGCATAAAACAAATCATTTACGAGAGAGAAATAGTAGAGTTCTTATTATTGATGGACTAAACACCTTCATCCGTAGCTGGACCACCAACCCCACAATGAATGAGGATGGTGACCATACGGGTGGGGTGATTGGTTCACTCAAATCTATTGGATACCAAATCAGAGAATTTAATCCAACGAGAGTTGTGGTTACATTCGATGGTAAAGATGGTTCTAAATCAAGAAAAGAAATTCACGAAGGATACAAAGCTGGAAGAGAAAAGAATCGATTCAGAGTCAATCGTACCTATGGTGAGATGATGAGTGAAGAAGATGAGAGATTATCAATGAGACAACAATTTGTTTGGTTGAATGATATCTTAGATTATTTACCAGTATCAACTATGGTTTATGATGGAATTGAAGCAGATGATACCATTGCATACGTTACACAATATACTCAAAATGAGTTAGATGGTGAAGTTATTATAGTATCAACTGATAAAGATTTCTTACAATTAGTTTCAAATAAAGTATTGGTTTTTTCACCTACTAAAAAGAAACTATATAATAGACAGGTTGTATTTGATGAATTTGGTATTTGGCCTCAAAACTTACTTTTGTATCGTACATTGGATGGTGATAAATCAGATAACATACCTGGCATTAGAGGATGTGGTATTAAAACGCTTTTAAAGAGGTTTCCTGAACTATCTGAGGATAGGCTTATAACACATACGGAATTCTTCCAAATGTGTGAAGAGAAGAAGGGAAAGATTAAACTTTATAATGATATCTTAGAAGCAAAAGACCAACTCCTTATGAATAAGAGGTTAATGGAGTTAGATGAACCACACATTCCAACAAATAAGAAATTGAAAATATTGGACAGATTTGCTGAAGAGGATATTCAATTCAATAAGTTAGATTTCCTTAAAGTTGGTAACAAATATAAGGTACTTCAGAATTGGCGGGATATTAATGATTGGTTACAATCTACATTCCACAATATTATTACAAAATAAATTAGGTTTACTCACAAATTTATCGTATATTTGTGAAATCAAATTAGGTTATATACATGCAAAATATAGATACTCTTGCTAAATTCGGACAATCATTTCAAACAAAGGTTTTAACATCTTTGATTGCTGATGTTCGTTTATTAGATACATTAAGTGAAATCATTCATCCAAAGTTTTTTGAATCCGAATCTAACAAATGGATTGCTGAGGAGATTATGAACTATCATAATGAGTTTAAAAAATCTCCAACGTTAGATGTATTTAAAGTTGAGGTTTCAAAGTTAGATGATAAGGGATTTCAAAAAAATGTAATTGAGCAACTAAAATCGGTATTCACTCAAATTGGTGATTCTGATTTAGATTATGTTAAGAAGGAGTTTTCATCATTTTGTATCAATCAAAATCTAAAACAGGCAATCGTTGAATCAATTGATTTACTTAAAGCTGGAAACTACGATAGAATCAAAGATTTGGTAGACAAAGCTATGAAGGTTGGAGTTGATTCCGAATTAGGACACGATTACTTATTAGATTTTGAAGAAAGAACAAGCGAAATTAATAGAAACTCAGTTCCAACTGGTTGGGATTGTATTAATGATGTAATGGATGGTGGTTTGGGACCTGGAGAATTGGGAGTAGCAGTTGCACCATCTGGTGTTGGAAAGACTTGGGTATTATGTGCATTAGGAGCAGCAGCTGTAAAAGCTGGACTTAATGTAGTACATTATTCCTTAGAACTTTCCGAACACTATGTTGGACAACGATATGATACTGTTTTTACACAAATTCCATCATCTGATGTGAAGGATAAGAAAGAATTAGTGTTGGATAAAATATCAAAATTAAGAGGTAAACTTTTAATTAAATATTATCCACCAAAAGGTGTATCTGCTAAAAAGATTGAAGCCCATATTGAGAAAATGACAGCAGCTGGTAATAAACCTGATTTGATTATAGTTGATTACGCTGATTTGTTACTTTCTACTACCAATAAATCTGATTCAACTTATGGTGAGCAAGGTGGTGTTTACATTGAGTTGAGAGGTATTAGTGGTGAATTGGGAATTCCAATTTGGACAGCATCCCAAACAAATCGTTCAGCAATCGATTCTGAAGTTATTGAAGCGGATAAGATAGCAGATTCTTACGCTAAGGTAATGAATGCAGATTTTATTATGAGTATCAGTAGGAAAGCAAAAGATAAATTGAACAATACTGCACGATTCCATATTATGAAGAATAGATTTGGACCTGATGGTATTACATTCCCATCTAAAATGGATACCAATACTGGATTCATTGAAGTGTTTGATGGAAATTCATCCGATGGAATCATTACTCAGAAAGAATCAGCAAATGGGCAAGAAATGGAGAAGCAATTACTACACAAAAAATATGTAGAAAACTTTGGGTAGTAATTGTGAATCTATTAAATTACCATTAAGGTATTTTAACACCTGATTTATTTTAGGTACACAAAATATCAAAAAGTAATTTATAAAAAATACTATCAAAAACATATTCATTTTTTGAATATATACGATAGTTATATTCACCCAACTCAAATAAGGGTTGGTAACTTTAACAATTAAAAATAATAAAATTTATGGCAACATCGCAAGAAGTATTCGAACAAATTCAAGAACTATTCATAGCGTTCGAAGAAAATCACAACGGAACAACCAAAGCAGCTAAATCAAGAGCTCGTAAGCATATTGGTGAAATCAAAAAATTGGTAACGGATTACAGAAAACTTTCAGTAGACGAATCTAAATAAAACCAATTATGAGCAAATTATTTAAAGAAAGAGTTCCTTACAAACCTTTTGAATATCCCGATTATTACACCGAAGGGTGGTTAAAGCAAGCACAGGCATTTTGGTTACATACTGAAATACCTATGCAGGGTGATGTAAAAGATTGGAATGAACATCTTACAAAAGAGGAAAAAAACTTAGTTGGAAACATTCTTTTGGGATTTGCTCAAACAGAATGTGCAGTTTCTGATTATTGGACTACTATGGTTACCAATTGGTTTCCAAAGCATGAAATAAAGCAGATGGCAATGATGTTTGGTTCCCAAGAAACAATACATGCTACCGCATATTCATATCTAAATGAAACATTAGGATTAGATGACTTCTCAGCATTTTTGCATGAACCTGCAATCGCTGAGAAGTTTGAACTCCTAACCGCAACATCTAACGATTGGAAACACACCGATTTAGAAGTAAACGCTGAAGCTAGAAAAGAAGTAGGACGTTCTCTTGCTATCTTCTCAGCATTTAGTGAAGGAGTATCTTTATACTCTTCATTTGCAGTACTTTACTCATTCCAAATGAGAAATCTATTGAAAGGTATTGGACAGCAAATGAAATGGAGTATAAGGGATGAATCCTTACATTCTAAGATGGGATGTCAATTGTTTAGAGATATGTGTAGTGAATTTACTACACTTAGAGAAGATAGTAAGGAATCTATCGAAGAAGCTGCGAGACTTATCGTAGAATTAGAATCAAAATTCATTGATAAAATGTTTGAGATGGGTGAATTAGAAAACCTATCTTCAACAGATTTGAAAGAATTTATCAAAGCTAGAACTAATATAAAATTAGTTGAGTTGGGATATGAGAGTATATTCGAATATGATAAAGATGCAGTTGAACGATTAGATTGGTTCTATCAACTATCGGGTGGAGTTACACATACCGATTTCTTTGCAGTAAGACCTACTGACTATTCCAAAGCTGGAGAAGGTGAAAATTGGGATGATATGTTTTAATAAAACCCTTGGTAAATTCAATTAAATTTCGTATATTTGTAATATGAAACCATTTACATATTTAAACGAACATTTAAAAACTGATATAGCACCCTCATCAACACATGGAATCGGAACTTTCGCTCTTAGAGACCTAAATGTTGGTGAGGATGTTTTTATCAGATGGGATGGTCAAACTAACTCATATATTGTATCAGTTGAAGAATTTGATACATTACCTGAATCATCTAAATTTTTGATTTTAAAATCATACGAAAATAGAAACGAATACCCATTTATTTGGTTTAGGTTGTTTAAAGATTCATACTTTAATTTATCGAATCCTTGGGCATATGTTAACACAAAAGAAACCGATGGTAATGTTGATTCTGTAACAAAGAAAGTAATAAAACCCATTAAACAAGGTGAAGAACTTTTCGGAACCTATAACTTAAAAAGTACAATATTAAAATGATAACATTTGATAATTTAATAGATAACGTTACCCAATGGGCTGACGATAAGAATATTTTGAAGCCAGAAAACGCCCCAAAACAACTAATGAAAGTTATGGAGGAATTAGGTGAAACGGCTGGTGCAATAGCAAAGAATAAGAATACTGCAGAAATAATGGATGGTATTGGGGATACGTTTGTAACTTTAATTATTCTTTCTAAACAATTAGGACTGAATCCAACCGAATGTTTGGAAGCAGCTTGGGATGAAATTAAGAATAGACAAGGAAAAACCATAAATGGGGTATTCATTAAAGAAGAAAAATAAAAATGGCTAAAAATCACGGAGAAGTTTTAGGTTGGGAATTGGGTGTTGATTTCCCTGAGTGGGGAAACACCGATATATATGTAAAGACAATATCTAAGGGATATTTGTTACCAGGTGAAAAACCAAAAGATGCATATTGGAGGGTAGCAACTAAAGTTGCACAACGTTTAAATAAACCTCAGATGGCAAGTAAGTTTTTTGATTACATATGGAAAGGTTGGTTAAATTTAGCTTCGCCTGTTCTTTCAAACACTGGAACTGATAGAGGTTTACCTATTTCTTGTTTCGGAATTGATGTAGCTGATTCTATACATGATATTGGTTCCAAAAATTTGGAATTAATGTTATTGGCTAAGCATGGTGGTGGTGTTGGTATTGGTATCAATCAAATTAGACCTGCTGGAGCTAAGATTACAGGCAACGGAACATCGGATGGTGTAATTCCATTCGCTAAAATATACGATTCAACTATACTTGCAACAAATCAGGGTTCAGTTCGTAGAGGTGCAGCATCTGTAAACCTAAATATAGAACACAAAGATTTTGAAGAGTGGTTGGAAATTAGAGAACCTAAAGGTGATGTTAATAGGCAATCATTAAACTTACACCAAGCAGCAATTGTTGGCGATAAGTTTATGAGAAACTTAGAAAATGGAGATGAAGAAGCTCGTAGAAAATGGGGTAAGTTACTTCAGAAACGTAAAGCAACTGGTGAACCATATATTATGTATAAGGGGAATGTTAACAAACAAAACCCAGAGATGTACAAACAAAATGGATTAAAAGTTCATATGACAAACATATGTTCAGAAATTACTTTACATACCGATGAATCACATTCATTTGTATGTTGTTTAAGTTCATTAAACCTATCCAAATATGATGAGTGGAAAGATACCGATTTAGTATATACCGCAACTTGGTTCTTGGATGGTGTAATGGAAGAGTTTATCCAAAAAGCTAAAAACTTAAAAGGTTTTGAAAATTCAATCCGTTCTGCTGAAAAAGGTAGAGCATTAGGATTGGGTGTATTGGGATGGCACACTTACTTACAACAAAATGGTATCCCATTTGAAGGTATGGCTGCACAATTTGAAACTCGTAAGATTTTCTCTCAATTAAAGATTGAATCCGAACGAGCTAGTAGAGATATGGCTATTGAGTTAGGTGAACCATTATGGTGTAGAGATAGTGGGATGAGAAACACTCACCTTAGAGCAATCGCACCAACGGTATCTAACTCTAAATTGAGTGGTGATGTATCGGCTGGTATCGAACCTTGGGCTGCTAATATTTTTACCGAACAAACCGCTAAAGGTACATTTATTCGTAAAAATTCTGAGTTGGAAAAGGTACTTCGTAAAGTTGGAATTAACAACAAAGAAACTTGGGATAAGATTATGACAGATGGAGGTTCAATTCAGGATATTAAAGAATTGGATGATTATTGTTTCTTAAATGGTAAGGTAGTTAAGGTATCTGAATTAAAAGAAGAAGATTCAGTTAAATCATTTACCATTAAGAGTGTATTTAAAACATTTAAGGAAATTAACCAATTAGATTTAGTTAGACAAGCTGGTATTAGACAACAATATATAGACCAAGGTGTATCATTGAATTTAGCATTTCCCGCAACGGCTACTCCTAAGTGGATTAACCAAGTAACTATGGAAGCTTGGAAGCAGGGAGTTAAAACTCTTTACTATATGAGAACGGAATCGGTACTTAGAGGTGATATTGCACAACAAGCAATGGACCCAACCTGTGCTAGTTGTGATGGCTAATTGTTACAATTAATAATTTAAATAAATAAAAATGATAGAAGTTAAGAAATTTTATGGTGAGTGGTGTGGTCCTTGTAAAGCATTGGCACCAACTATTAATAAATTAAAAAACGAACATACTGATGTTACGTTTTCTGATTATGATGTTGATAAGGATTTTGAAGAAGCAGCTAAATACTCGGTTCGTAGCATCCCATTAGTTGTTATTGAACAAAACGGAAAGGAAATCCAACGATTCTCAGGATTACAATCAGAAATGGCATATAACAACGCAATAAATGAACTGAAAAAAGCAAGTTAAATGCCAATACTAAGAGGTCAGTCTCATCCATCTTCTAAATTGACAGATGAGCAGGTTATACAAATAAGAAAGTTATGGAAAATGGGACACCGAAATGTTAGAGTTATGGCTCGTAACAATAAGTGTTCTTCAGCCAATATTCTTAGGATTGTACGAAATGAAACTTGGACACACCTAAACGAATTTTGGTCTGGTAGTTTATGAAAATAAAATCTAATATATGTTTTGAGTGTGGCACTAATAGTAATATCCACCAACATCATGTAGTTCCTAAAACTTTGGGTGGTAAAAAAACAATACCATTATGTGGTGCTTGTCATGGAAAAGTTCATAATAAAAATTTTGGATTAGATTGGAAACGATTGCAAATGGAGGGGATTCGTAAGATTCAAAAAAACCAACCAGAAAAATATAGTGGTAGAACGCAAAATACTAAGGAGTCTAATTCGGATTTTTTAAAAAAGTATTTAGATGTAATTGCTTATTTAAAAAAAGGAATTACTGTTCGTGAAATTCAAAAACACATAAATATTTCAGCAAATACTGTAACCAAAATCAAAAAGGTTATGAAAATAGAAAATAAGTATTGATGAAAGAAAGTAAAACATATTGTGATACTTCAAAACTATCAGTTAGATTAATAACTAAATCGGTAGCGAAGGATATCATTGTTAACAACCATTATAGTGGATTGTGGACAAAGGTATCCTACGCTATTGGTTTATTTACCTCAGAAGTAGAAGAACACCCATTCTTTAGTGGTGTTGAGGATAAACTAATTGGAGTTGCTTGTTATGGTGACCCAATAGGTAGAAGTGCAGGTCAATCTATAACACCTTTATTAGAAAGAGATGAAGTATTAGAACTTACTCGATTATTCGTATTTGATGATTATGGTTCAAATATAGAGAGTTGGTTTCTATCTCAAACATTTGATTGGTTAAGAACCAACGTTCCTAAAATAAAAGGATTGATATCATATTCAGACCCTAAAGAGGGACATTGTGGTACTATATACCAAGCAACCAATTGGTTGTATCAGGGTAACAAACTAAGATTTAATGATAGTTGGGATTTCCGATGGGAAGAAAATGGTGATTGGCACCACCAACGAACATCTTATGTTAAGTTTGGTACAAATAATCCAAAGGAAATTCAAAAGATATCATCATCTACATTTTGGATAAGAAAAAACCCCAGAAAACATAGATACATCTATATCTTAGCAAAAGGTGGTGTAAGAAGAAAGTTAATGAAAACTATTAAACACCCAATATTACCTTACCCAAAGGAAAACGAACAATTTGTAGAAGAAATTATAAAAATGGAACCAATAAATTTGGTAGTTTCAAAATAAATTTGTATATTTGTA